GAAAGAAAAATTACTGAAGAAGATGCGTAAAATAATCCCGATCCTCCACCCATTTTCTTTGCTTCATATAAAGACATTGAGTCGTAAACATGATTAGTTACAATGAAAGGTATCTTTGCTTGTCCCATTTTAAGAGTCAACATTCTAAAAGCACCTTTGATTAATTGTGCCTTTGTCATATCTCTAGTAGTTTTTTCTGCCAGAGTATCTTCAATCTCCTTATTGGTTGAAAGATTACCTAAAGAGTCTAACACAAACATACAAGGTTTACGTTCTTCTTCGGGTTTTTTCTGATACATATCAACTGCCCGGAGTGCCTTACTACGGAACTCTTCGATAGTCACTACATTAACAACGACAAGACGATTAAGGTCGATTTCACGACTCTCTAAGAGTGACTTAGTGATAGCTGCCTCAGTATCAAAATACAGGCAATATCCATCAGGATTAGAGTCCAGAAAATTCTTAACCACTGCGAGTGAGAAAAAAGTTTTTCCAGTAGAACTTTCACCAGCAATTGCAGTGATTTTATTACCAGAAACACCCCCACGGATAGAGCCAGATACAAGAGCATTAAAGATGAACGAACCAGTGTCAACGTATGTTTCAGTTTCATCAATGTCTGCTGCCAGTTTGGTAAAGTCATCTCCGATTTCCTTTACGATATCTTTTAAAAAATCCATTAAACAAAAAATGATTCAAGGTTTACTTTTTTTTCTGTACTCCACCCAATAACATCAAGTATAGATTTAATTGGTGACAGAAAACTTTTCTCAAATTGTACTTCATAATCTATGTACTTGTCAAGACCCAATTCATGAGGAAAATCCTGAATGAAAGCAATTACATTCTCTTGAATAATATTAGGTTCCTTTAAATAAATATATTTAATTTTTTCACCGTTATTAATAAGTGAGTATTTATTATCAAGTTTCTTCTCCTTAATATAATGATTAAACAAAAGTGATCCACGAGCCTGAATAGAAATACCTTTACCTTTAATATAAATGTTTGTGTGTGAATGCCACTTACGAACATCACTCACGGAACGAGGAAATGCAATTTGCTCTGGAGGAAGTGCCTTAAACTCTTTACGACAATTATCAATAAAGTCAATTACTTCTTCTTCAGTACCACTCATCATTAACTTAAGTCCATCCTTAATCATCGTTCTACAAGGTGCAGGTGTAGATGATTTGACTGCCTCAATACCCATCATCTTGAGTTTGGGTTCAGAATACTGAACTCCTTCACTGTTCCATACATTGAGAATATATCTCTTCTTCGCAGTCCAAATACCACGTTCTGATATATTCTCACGTTTCATAATCATCTTCTGTTCATATGCCGAAACGTAATCCGCAAGTTCCGTATAAGATTGTTCGATGAATGGTTCCAACTTGTCTTCACAGATCTTATCAAGTAACTGAACAACCTTTGTTTTATCGTCAGACTTATGACTAAGAAATTTATCAACAAGAGGTCCCATATTAAGATAGATTGAGTCAGTGTCAGATGCAATGACATAATCGACTTCTTCTGTTTGCAAAATCTTATTTAGAAATCCATTCATCTTATTCTCAATCCAACGGATAGAGACTTGACCAGAAAGCGTAATCGCTTCCGCATTGACCAGTTTGTAGTAACGGAAATATTGATTACCGATAGCACCATATGCAGAGTTGAGTTGAATCTTGCGAGCCATCTGAATATTGTTGCATCTTGCAATCTCCTTCTCCAATGCCTTAGTCGGAGTCTTTTCATAATCCTGTTTTGCAATAAGCATCTTCTTCTTGTAGATGGTGCGATCCTTATAAATCTTCTCCATCAATTCAGGTAGAAACCCACGAACATCTTTACGATACATGGCACCATTAGCACACACTGCACTGTCCTTATACAGTTCAAAGGTCAGTTCTTGGTTAAGTATCTTATCAACTGTAACTGATGGGTGCCTGGTCTCTCGGAGTGTCTCTGGAGAGATGTTGTACTGCATAATAAGGTGAGGATAGAGAGAGTTAAGGTCAAAAGACACAACCCAATCATACTTTCCCGGAATCGGTTCTTTAACATATGCTCCTGCATATTTTGCATCCTTGTCTGAACGTTCTTTGGGTGGAATTATAATGTTTCTCTTTTTGAGATAATTGTAAATGATCGCATCCCACATACGAACTTGATAAAACACATCACTATAATTCACCTTAGCATCATATGCCATAGTGATTGCAAGTTCAATCAATTTCATCTTGTCTTCCATACGGTCAACAAGTTCCACGTCAATGATGTTGTAAGAAGTAAATTTATTCCAAGACTCTTGTTTTATATCAACATCTACAATATTATAAATATATTTGAGAGTTTCTTTATCAATATTATCTATGTTATCTTCTACCCAGTCTAAATGTTCAACATTATCTGGATTAAATTTAAATGGAAGTTTCATATTTCCTGAATGCAAATATACGAAGTGGTATTGGAATATTATTAAAAAAAGATTAAATGAAGAACCAAAAGGGTATTATGAAAGACACCATATTATACCAAAATTTATGGGAGGGAGCAACGAAAAGAATAATTTATTGAAAGTAACTGGAAAAGAACATTACATACTACATCTTTTATTGATGAAAATTTGCGAAAAATTAGATAATAAAAAAATATATGGAAAAAGTGTATATTCAGTTTTATGTTTTACTATGTCATACTATCATAAAGATCGTCACATTGTTCCAAGTAGAGTGGTTGAATTATTAAGAATTGAAATGAGTAAATTAAGAAAAGGGATGCATCCACCTAACAAAGGATTGACTCATAATCAAAAATCTAAACAAAAAATGAGAGACAATCATTGGTTAAAAAATGGCGGAATTCATCCTATGCTAGGAAATTCACATAAAGAAGAAAGTGTTGAGAAAATGAGGATTAATAGTACCAAACAATGGTGGGATGCTTATTCTCCAAATGGAGAATATTTTCCTAAAGTATCTTTGAATGAAATGGTTAGGAACCATAATTTGAATGCAGATTGTATAAGAAGATTTAAGAATAGAGTAGTGCCAGAAATACCAAAAAGAGTAAAATCTCAAACAAAAGAATCTAGATTAAACACTACAGGTTGGTTATTTATTCTTTTGTAATTTATCTCTCAATAAAGAACGTATTTTTCCTTTATGACGTAATGAACCCGGTTCAACTTCTTCATCCAAAGAAACATTAAATTCACCACTATAAAACTCTTTAAATGTATCAAACTCAGAGTGATCAAGTTTCTTTTGCCCAAGTTCCACACTGGCAATATAATCCAACCGATAAGACTCTTGTGCCTTATAAGTGAACTTCTTATACAGATTCAGATAATCAAGTTGCGTAATACCCCCAACATCATAAGAGATCTGTTTACGACCCATTACAATAGTCTCACGTTCAGTCACCAATCCCCAAGGTGAGAGTCGTTTCATCAACTTCTCACCAAGAATACGCTCAATACGCCTCACCAAATAAGGCATATCATATAGTTCACTATTCCATCCAGTCACAACTTCAGGAGTATTAGTCTCAATCATCCACCAGTTTATAAAGTCATTCAGTAACTCATATTCGGTTCTGAAACTTTTGTAGATAATATTCTCTTGCTTATTATTAAATGGACCCTGACCCCAGGTGCGAATCTGTTTGGTAGTATAATCCTGCAAAGTAATAAGAAGAACCTCTTCTGCTGCTGACTCTACATCAGGGAATCCATTCTCAGTCTTTACCTCGATATCAATCGTAGATATTTTGATTTTTGTAGTGTCAAACTTTACTTCTTCTGGATACATCTCAGAAATATACTGACAGATGTATCGGTCATTACCATAGACCTTAAAGTTTTGGACACCATCATATTTCTTGATGAACTCTCTACAATCACGAACAGTTCCCGGATCTATTGATTCAACATAATCCCCCTCAAGAGTTTTATATTTTGTTTCTTTATTGGAAGGAACAAATAATGTAGGATAAAATTTTTCTCTTGTAGCAAAATGCCTTCCATTCTCATATCCACGCACAAGAAAGTGGTCACCTACCATTTGAACGTTTGTGTAAAACCTTTGTGACATGAGTAATAAAAAAAGTTTTAAATAATTTTTTCTAAGTAATTTTTAAGTAAGTCTGGTTTAGGAACTGTCATTGTAATTATTTTATCAGATCCAATCTTAAATTTATTTTCTATTGTAAATTCACTTAACCATGAAGATAATGTTCCGTTTGAATCACATACAAAAGGTTTTGTAAGAATATAATCAGGATCACCAATTTCTATAGCGATAGTTCTATCAATTTTAGAAATTAATACAGTTCCATCATTTAAAATAATTAAATTTACATCATTGTCCACTAATCATTTCCTCATAAAGGTTTTCAATTTCTTTTACTGGTGTTACTATAGAAAATACCCAATCAGGTGCAACAATAATTTCCGGGTCTGATGTAATAGGAATCCATGGTATAAAATTTACACTGACATCTTTACCATCTTGTTGCTCTTTTCTATTGGGTTTGCTATTTTTTTCACCCTCTAAAAGAAGAACTTCTTCTTCATCATCATTATGAGAAATATCGACGATATATGGATTTTTGAATATGTATCCATGAATTTTTTCTTTAGATTCTTTAGAAATTAATTCTTTGATATCAGAAATAACTGATTCTCCTGATTTTAATAGTGCAATCTTAATCGACATTTTTAATTTACCTCTCCGAGTATTATAGCATAAAAAAGGAGGGGTTACAACTGGATTTTGCCAGTTCCCCTCTGCGACGACGATATTTTTGAGAAAATATTCATAATATATTTAGCACTTTGCATTTCCATCCCTTATGATGGTTTCTTTTACCTTTCGACACAAGGGACATATTTCTATGATCTAAGTTATTCTGCTCACAAGTCTTTCTCAAACTGGTAGTTTCTATTTTATCTCCTTTTGGGTCTATAAGTTGATATGTATATCTCTTATATTTTTCATTTGTGTTATATTTCTCTTTCTTCTTATATTTCTTACCACCTTTCCAATTCCAGTGTAGAGAACCCGTCATACTTTTGCTTCTCTTTTCTTTCTTCTTATATTTCTTACCACCTTTCCAATTCCAGTGTAGAGAACCCGTCATACTTTTGCTTCTCTTTTCTTTTGCGATTTCGTATAGGTAAGAATTGAAATATCTACCTTTACTTTTCATATTGATATGGGCACATAACATTTTCTGTGTTCTTTTACTTTCTACCCCATATCTTTTTTCACACATCTTTTGTAGAAGTAGGTGTGCAATATAATGTTCTCTTCCAGTGAGCACAACTATTCTGTCATTGTTACCGAATATACTTTTCGGAAATACGTGGTGTCTTTCTGTGTAACCTTTAGGACAATCTCTATCCTCTGCCCTTTTAATAAGGTTACAATAAACCTTTAAATAATTCATTCTACTCTAATTTGACCGCATATGTATTTATAATAAAAAAGAGGGATTTTCACCCTCTTCCTGATAGATTGCGGTCAAATCAGGTAATTTTATTTATTCAGTTTTATCGGTTAGGGTATCAAAACCATACCTTCTTCTGATGATGCTCTGGTACAATTCTTCCCAGAACAATACTTAACAACCCATCCTCAAATTCAACTGATCTAACTTCCGTGTCCTCTGCCAATGTCCAAGATCTGGTGAAAGATCGTTGAGCCATTCCTCTGTGGACATAGGTGGTTTCTGATTCTGTATCTTCTTTCTGTCCTTCGACAAAGAGTTTTCCGTCTTGTGTGTAGACATTTACTTCTGCTTTCCTAAATCCTGCAAGTGCAAGTTCTAGTCTTGATTCTACTGCGCTGACCGTGACTAGATTAAATGGTGGATAATTCTTCGTTGTTTCGTGGAGATTAAACAACCTATCGAAGTATTCATCCATTCCTATGCTATTCCTATTTATGCGTTCCATCAGCGCAGGCAGGTCCGCAGCAGTATACCGTGCAAGGTTTCCCATGATTCTTAGCTCCTTTAAAAGCGAGTTTGTGTTTTGTGGACCCCGGAGGCATCCATACTTATTTATAACAAAGCATAAAAAAACGGAGTGTTGAACTCCGTAGATTTTTATTACGGGTATTACGCATTGAAAACTAACAAGAGTTTTCCGTAGTGAATACCAACTAAAATTTGAAGATGATTGAGTATTGGAGGGTGAATACTAACAAGAGTATTATCGTGTGAATACTAACTAAAAGATTTGAGGATGATTGAGTATTTTCCGTTGAAAACTAACTAGAATTTTAGAGAGTGAATACTAACGAAGACGATCCTCAACAATCATTTCACGCAATACATACCACACCTCTTGTATTTTTTTATCCACCGTAGACCTCTCAGTTTTGAAGGAATTATATTCCTTATCATTAGCACCAATGGACAAAGACTTTCCTTTAAACTTAGAAACTCCTGGTCTCATATGTTGCTTATAATTTGATGAAGCCACACCTTGCTTTTCGTGAAAGGATTTACATCCAAAGTAATTCTCTTTACTCCACTTCCAAAACACATTCAGTTTTTTGCCTTCATTCTTATGACCAGGAGGAAATCCTCTCTTACGGAGGTCTCCATTAGGACGAAGAATAGATGCTACTACAGTATAAAGACGACTTATTGATTGAATTGCATTCAGTTCTCCACTCTTACTCTTACTCTTACTGTAATGAAGTCCAACTGCCGACATCAGGTCTTCTCCAGTAAAAGTAGAATCTGAATCTAAATCAAAAATACCATCTCCCATTAAACGTCCAGCAAGTTCGTGCTTTTGGTTTTTAATAAACTGAGTTACTGCATCATCGTCACCATAATCGTAATAATTATCAAAACCATAACCTTGTGTTCTGGCAGGATTAAGATCTAGATTGCATTCTTGTATAAAATCAAACTTATGCTGATTTTGTTCTTGATATTCTTGTTGAGTGATTGGTTTGAATTTCTTAAGTCGTTTGAATGCTTCTTTATCTCTCTTTAGGAATTGATTGATTGACCGAATATCTGCCTCATCGGTAGATATTCCATACACTTTCATAAACACACTGTTACTCTTACGATGCTCTGGGTCATACCCTGCAAGTTTTCTCACCACAGGTGTTTTCTTTTGTGGAAAAAGAAGTATCGTAATTTGACGTTTTTCTGCGTTTCTATACAGTTCTTCTAACTCGCCAATAAAAAATGCATGAGCAAGGCTCAATCCACCTTCTACTCTTTCTCGAAGGTGGGCATCTTCAATTACAATAACATCTCCACTTTCAAGTCCATCAATATCAAGATTAATCAGACGTTTTTGAGGTAGTTTCAAATAAGCAATATCTCTATTGCTATCATAGATGTGAACTTTTCCTTGCCCAACATCTGCAGTAAATAAATTCATTTTTTTTTAAAATCAAGGTAAACATTAAGTATTACTGAAAACCAACTAGGGGTTTTAGTTTCTTCGGCAAGTATTAGACACTGAATACTAACAAGAGTATTTTCCCTTGAATACTGATTGACCCGAAGACTTATATTATAGATCTAATTTAGTCTTCTGTCAACCTGTCTGATGAGTATTGAGTCGTGAAAACTAACTAGAGTTTTTCTCCTTGAATACTAACTGCTCAGACTCAGATATCGTAGCACATAAAAAAGCACCCTGTCAAGAGTGCTTTGTTTTTTATTCGGTTTCTTCTGTCCTTTTCTTCTTCGACCCAATATTGTATTTGGTCTCAAGAATCCAGTCTTGTTTATCTCTAAATGCAAGAACCTTAATCTGATTTAGTGGAGCAATATCTTGTATTTTATCAGCACTAACGATGCTAATAAGACCCCAATCAGCAAGTAATTGAG